CGAGCGCGATGGTGTCGGCGAGGATCGCCTTGGCCTCTTGGAAGCGCTGGCCCTTCTGGCGTTCGATGGCATCGTGCAGCGGGCTTTCAAACCGGAACTCGATGTCCATTCCGCGCAGCGAGGGCGGGATGTCGTCGGGCGAACCGAACGCGCCGTGACGCATCATCAGGTCGAAGGTCGCCTCGCAGACCGCCGCGTTGTCCTCGTCTTCCAGCGGCTCGAACAGCGGCGAGGCGTGGCGGATGTATTCCTGCACCCGCTGGCCGACTTCGTAGGCGGTCATTTCCGGCCCCTGCTGCGGCAGGTTCAGCTTGTTGAGGAAGAACGCCTCGGACAGCATCAGGCGCACGTCCTGCTGCATGTCGAGGCCGAAGGCTATGCCGGACTTGTCCTGATTGAGCGGACGCAGCACCTCGCCCAAGCGCTCGTCGTATTGCGCATCGACCCATGTGACCGCGCCGGGATAGATGCCGATGTCGCCCCGGATCGCCTCCTGCACCGCGACCATCGGCGGATTGACGAACTTCTCACCAGCCGTGAGAACGGTGCGAACCATGGCCTGAAGCAGCCGGGCGTCCGGCAGGCCGACCACGGTGGCGGGCGAGAACGAATACTGGCTTCCGGACACCGTTTGCCAGCGCGGGATGATGTATTTCATGTAGGCCAGCCCGGTCATTTCGATGACGTGGTTGTTGTCCACGTCGAGCACGATCTCGACATAGGGCAGGCGGCGATTGGCCCCGACGTAGCTTTCCCCGGCGCAGTGCTCGGCAGGCAGCACGATATGGCGGCAGTTGATCTCGGCGAACGGCTGCTTGCGCCCGCCGATCATCTTCTCGGCAACCTTGGCGTGAACCCTGTCGCCGTAGATCGCGCACAGCGTCTCGGCGGTCGGCTTCCACTTGCGGTGAACGGTGCAGACCTTACCCTCGGCGTCCTCGGCCCATGCCACGTCGCGCAGGTGCCAGCAGCGGTAGAGCAGGCCGTTGGCCTCGCGATTGATCTCGACGGTCTTCACGCTCTGACCGAAGGCGGCGATGTCGTGGTCGCTTTCCTTCGAGGCCCGCTTGAACATTGAGGCGCGGTCATACATCGCGCGGCGCTGGATACCGGTCGCCCATTCGAGCCACTGGCGCGCGGCTACGTCCTCGTAGCGCTCGTCCCGGCACCGCATCTTGAACCATTCGATGTTGGTCGGACGCATCATTGCGCCGAACGAATTGCCGAGATCGCGCCGGACCAGCACCGGGTAGGAGGTCATCAGGTTGTCGGCGAAACTGTCTCCGAGCGTGCGGTTGACGGTGAAGTCGGCGCGCTCCGGGTAGAAGTTTTCGCCCACGTCCTGCCACATCGACAGCAGCGTCTCCCGCTTCGAGAATAGCTGGTTCCCTTGCTCGATGAGATACTTTGCGTCCATCGCGGTCAGCCGAACCTTTCGCCGAGCAACGTGGACAGGCCCTTGAAGCCGCGCAGGACGCGCGCCGGGAGCGCGCCGGTTCCGGTCGGCCCCATTCCGCCGTTGTTGCCGCGCTTGCGGGTCGCCTTCATAATCTCCGCTGCCGACAGGGCGCGGGTTTTCGGACCCTTCTTCGCTTCGGGCGCGACCGTCTGAACAACCTTCTTAGCCATAACCACCTCCGAGAGTGCCGCTGTCCTGCGTGAGTATGGTCGAGGATCGTCCGCCACGCGACATCTGCCGGACAATCGAGTTCTTCTTCGCGCGCCTGATTTCCTGATCGTCCGGCAGCGGCATCACCTGCTCGGGCGCGGCAACGGGTGCGACCTGCTGTTTCGAGCCAGAATTGGCAATGAGGGTGCTGCCGATAGCACCAGCCGCTCCGATTGCCGCCGCGACAATTGCTGTTGCCATTCCTACCTCCTGCCGGGTCCGCGACCCATGATCACCTTGGGCACGCGGCCACTGTTACCACCGACGCGCCAGTTGTGGAAGTCCGAAGCCATCTTTGCCCCCACGGTCCAGCACATGCCCACCGCGTCACCCTTGTCGGTCGAACGCCCGAGCCGTTTGCACACGTCTTCCTTGCTCTCGGCCTTGATCACGAGGCCGCGCTTGGATGACATGATCGAGTAGGTCGGGGCGGCAAGATCGGCGAGCAGTTCGCGGTCTGGCGGCAGCGCCATGGGAGAGCCGCCTTGCTGGTGCGGGTCCAGCGCCTCGCGCAGTCGCCACAGCATCTTGGTGCGCTCGTTGTAGAACGATAGCTGGTTGTCGCGGGTCCGTCCGGTCGGGTTCTGCTTGACCCCCATGTAGCCGATTGCATCGACCCCGTTGCGGACCAGATGGGCGAGCGCATCGCCGCCCCATCCACCACCGAGATCGACCACCACCTTCGCGCCGTCGTAGCGCTTGGCCAGCACCTTGCCAGCCACTTCCTGCCCGTATGGCGTCTCGACGCCGGGGATCGCTTCGAGCGGGGCGAACCACGCATCGTGGCGCTTGGCGATCACGCTCTTGTCAGCCCCACCTTGGGCCACGTCCACGCCGATGGCGCACAACGGGATGCCCACGGGTGGCACCGAGGTCCAGCGGTTCTGCGCCTCGATGATCCACTGCGTCGGGATCAACTGGTTCTCGGGGTCTTCACCGCCAGCCGCGAAGTTGCCGAACAGCAGTTGCGAGCGCAGCGGCTCGGGCAGCGAGTTCAGCCTTGCTCGGTATTCGGGCGTGTTGCGGTAGGGATTGTCCTTCAGTTCGGCGCGGATGAAGGTGAACGAGAGTGGGCGGAACACGTCGTCCGGGCTGATCATTTCAGGGTCGAACTCGACGATCCACTCGCCATCGACCATGGTGCGCGGCTGGTCATCATCGACCCATACCGGCATGTGGCCGGAGCCATTGTCGAACAGGATCGCCCATCGCAGTTCGCCGTCTTCTGCCGGGTAGGCGAAGTGGGGATCGAGCCACGGCGCGAACCATGCCTGCATCCAGTAGCCGTCCGAGGTGCGTGGCGGGTTCGAGGCCAGCACGATCCGGCACCGCTGCCCTTCCGGCCCACGGTTCCATGCGACCAGCGACGCCACCTGTTCGAGCACGAACTCGCCCGCCTCGTCGAAGCCGTAGAAGTCGCGCTCGCGTCCGGCGTGTTTGTTCCAGTCACCGGGGTCTTTCATACCTGCGAGCGTCAGGCTCTTGGCTTCGAGCGGCCAGTTCCATTCTGGCAGGGGAGCGCCGACGAACCGCGCACTATCGCCGATGATCGCCTTGCCCGCATCCTCAAGGCCATCGGTCTGCGCCAGTTCGCGCCGGAAGACGATAGAGCGCTTGTGCTCCTGACTGGCCAGACCCATCAGCAGGAACGATTTGCCGCCCCCCGCCTGCCCGCCGTAGAGCAGGATGTCAGCCTCGGAATTGTAGGCCATGGTCTGTGGCCCCTCGTTGGGGACAAACCGCATTTTCGTTTTCAACGCTTTGAGGTCTTTCGCGATTGCCGCGCGTTCCTCCGGCTGCATCGCGTGCAGCTTGGTAGTGATCTCTTCGAGCAGGCTCATGCAAAAACGGAGAGGAGTTTCCCCCTCTCCGTTCCTGCGACCCTTGGCGGGCTATACCTCATCAGGTGGCGGCTCCGTCAGCCATGCGGGCCATCGAGACGTTCATGTAGTCGAGGTCGAGCAGCGCCGAGGTGGTCACGCTGGTCTTGCCGACCATGATCGTCGGGGTCAGGTCGATGGCCGGGGTGACGGCCCCGCTCATCGCGGTGCCCACGCCCAAGCCGTTGCGGAAGAACCGCGCCCGGCCCGAAGCGCTGATCTCGATGGCCAGCGTCTCGAACTGGTCAGCGGTCGGAGCGACACCCGAGTTCTGGTGGGTCGCGTCCACGTCGGCGGCAACGCCGGTCAGCCACCAGTTCTTCGTAGTCATGCGGTTGTCATACATGAACCCGACTGCATCGCTGGCGTTGGTGGTGATGCCGTCGCCAGAGCCGGAACCGATGATCGAGGCTTCGAGAGTGGTGGCGAGATCGGTGAACCCGAAGAAGATGAAGCTGTTGGTCAGCAGCGAGCACTTGAACCGCGCTTGGATGCGCAGTGAGCCGTTGCTGGCCTGCCATTGGAGTGCCTGCGTCAACTGCACGAGGTCGGCAGCAACGCCGGTGCCAGCGTCACCAGAGGTCAGGCGGACAAGGCCACCGATACCGCCTGCGAGCACAGCCGCGTCGGTGGTGGTGTTGTCGGTGCCTTTGAGCAGGTTCCACTGGTCGGCGATCACGTCGCCCACGAAGTCGTCGAAGAACGCCACCTGCGAAGGAGAGGGCAGGACGATCTGGTTGCCGTTCGAGCCAGCGATGAAACCGCCCCGCGAGATCAGTGCGGCGCGCTGCTTGTGGGCGTTGTTGTCAGCGCCTTCGGCTTCGAGGCCAAGAGTGCGTCCACGGACGGAAGTGAGGATGTCGGGCATTTCGGTATCTCCTGCTTGGTGCTGTTGCTTGTGGAGTTGGCTCCTGCCCGTGGGGGGAAGCAGGGGCCGGGATCACTATGTCACGCTTCGGGCCTCATGGAAAGATCAGACAAACCTTACCTTCATTCCGCGCGTCACGCTGAAATCGTAGTAAGTGTTGATCGCCAGCGGCCATGTCGGGCCGGAGCCATCGGGATCGGTCAGCACGCCCGCGACATAGCGCGAGAACTCGACGGTCCCGGCCAGCGTGGTGTGGATCGAGACAACCGTTGTCTGCGGGTTGAATGCCGCCGAAAGGCCAGCGGTCGAAAGCTGCTGCTTGGCAATCGCGGGCACGGTCCTGATCGGCATGTCGCCGAGACGGGGATCGCGCAGTTCGAAGATCGAGCATTCATTGGCCATGTCGGAACCCCTTAATCAAGCCCGAGGAACAGCCCGAGCCGCCTTACCAGATTTGCCACCGCAGCCACGGCACCAGTATAGATGCTGACCGCCTGCCCGCTATATTGCACCGTGGCGTTGGCGATGACAAGGGTGCGGGCCTTGATGAAGGTGATCGCCTGCCCCGAATAACTGATCGTTGCCGGTGAGACGATGATCGTCCTTGCCCGGATCATGTCGATGGTCTGGCCGGAGTAGCTGGTCGTTGCCGCCGAGATCGTCAGCGTTCGCGGTGCCACCACCGTCGGGCTGAAGAACGTCTGGCTGTTGGTGTAGAGCGCAGCAGTCAGCGTGTTCGAGTAGGTGACGCTCGGCGAGAAGAAAGCGTTCGAGTTCGTGAACAGCGCCGGAGTGAGGTTCTGCGTTGAACCGGCGTTTGCTACCGTCGGGCTGTAGAAGGTGTCTCCGTCGCTGAACAGGTTTGCCGTCAGCGTGACCGCGCCGGGAGTGACCGTAGCCGCGTGAAAGGTATCGCCGTCGCTGAACAGCGCTGCGATCAGGTTGACCGGTCCCGGTGCAACAGTGGGGGCGTAGAAACTGTCCGCGTCGCTGTAGAGGCCGGGCGTGAGGTTCACTGCTCCGGGCGTGACGGTCGCACTATGGAACGTGTCCCCATCGCTGAACAATGTGGCGGTGAGATTGACTGGTCCCGGTGCCACCGTCGGACTGAAGAACGTGTCCGCGTCGCTGTAGAGCGATGGAGCGAGGCTGTAGGTCGCGGTCAGGGTGTGCGCGTTGAACGTGTTGGAGTTCGTGAACAGGCTTGGCGACAGGTTCACCGCCCCACGTCCAACTGTTGGCGTGAAGAACGTATCTCCGTCGGCAAACAGTGAGGGTGTCAGATTGACCGCGCCGGGCGCTACGGTCGGGGTGAAGAACGATGCGGTGTTGGCAACCAGCGATGGTGTCAGGCCATAGGTGCTTGTCACCGTGGGCGCGTGGAACGTGTCGCCGTCCGAAAACAGGGATGGGGTGAGGTTCTGTGTCCCGCCAGTCAGTGCGACGGTCGGGGTGTGGAAGCTGTCAGGGTCGGAATAGAGCGAGGGCGTCAGCCCTACCGCGCCGGGTGCGACCGTCGCCGATGGGAACGACGAGGAATTGCTGAACAGGGCGGGCGTGAGGTTCTGCGTCGCCGGACCGGACGTGGTGAACGTCGCCAGCGCGCGCGTCTGAACCGGTGGCGGCGGTCTGTAGTAGGCGCGAAAGACGCCCCACGACATTGCTAGTTACCTTCTTCAACCACCATGTAGCCGGACATGGTGATGCTGTCCGCTGGCGTGGTGCCGAGTTCGACCGTCAGCCGCCTCTGGCCCTTGGCATAGGGCCGCGTCTCGGGCGTGAAGATCACCTGAAATGGCACGCGCACGTTCCAGTTCCACGCATAGTGCGTGACGATAGTGCCGGTCGAAGCCTTGGTGGTGTTGTTGACCTCGGCGGCGAACCCCGCAGCAGCATCGTCCACGTCGCGCGGGATCGGGGTTGGGGCAGTGCCGCCCGTGCCCGAGGTGGTCTGACCTTGCTTGAGCAGGATTGACAGGCCCTCTTCCTGCGCATCGCCGACCTCGGTGGACTGCGAGAGGCCAATCTCGTGAATGCGGATCGGCTTGTCCGCGGCGGCGGTCAGTTCAAACAGGTCTTGCTGCGCAGTGACCGCGACGCCGGTGAACTGGACGGTGTAGATGCGACCCATGGCTACCTCGCTAGGAACGGATGGAACAAGCTGCCGGGGTGAACCGGTGACGGTGATCGTAGTTCACGAATGCGCAGAAAGATACCCGGCCCACGCACATTGGTCGTGGTTCCAGCCGTTGTTGCATCCCATGTTGGCGCTGCCGTTGCTGATGGCGGACCAATCTGCGACCACGTTATGACGCCGCCGATGTCATTCCCTGTCGCGCTGTCCGGCTCGCCGATCTCGGTAGTGCTGGTTACACTTGCTCCACCGATTGACACCACATGAGCACTGAACTGCGCAGGAGTTGTCACGTCGGTTGGCATACAAAATGCTGAAAAGACCAGATCGCCGCCAATCACGGAAAGGTTCCCACTTCCCGTAATGGAAAGTGCGCCAGCGAGCACGTCACTACCGCTCGTGAACTCATAAGAGAGCGAGCCTTGATCTACGGGGGTATTTATCAGGATAGCCCAACAGACGTTATTGTCACCGACTGTGACCGTTAGAGTTCCACTTTCAGTGCCGCTCACCACGTCCTTTGTGTAGATGAACAGGTTGGTGTTACCGGTGTCGATCCCGAGCGTCGCGCCGTAGCCGCCAGCACCGGTCAGCGATCCACGCAGGGTCCAGCCCGATGGTGTTGTGACGGTCCCTCCGTTGGCGGTCGTGGGCTTTTGCCCGACAATCAGGATCAGACAGTCGCCGTTAGCAATCGGGGTTGGATATGTCGGGGCAACACTTGTCCCGCTCGCAGCGGAGTAGGCGATAGTGCCTGCATTGGGGGAGGAAAACGACATTACGTGCCACCACCATGTTGTGTGCGTGGCATTTACTTGCGCCCGAGCACGCGGTCCATCAGCTTTGCGCTTTCGCCGTCGAGGTGCGGGAACAGCATTCCGGCAGGAGCGATGTTGATGTTCTTGCGCTCGCCGTCCGGGCCGTAGTGGTTGGCCGCGAGCGTGGTCTTGAGGTTCTGCACGATGTCGTCCAGTTGCTCGACCGATGCGCCCAAGGTCTTGTGGCGCTGCGCCAGCGCATTGCGTAGCAGGTTGGCGGCGGCGTCGATCACCGTCTCGTAGTTGTAGCCGTGGGCCGCGTGAGCGAAGGAAGTGGCGAGATCGCGCGCGCTGCTCATCAGGCGAGGTCCAGCGAGCGGACAGGGCCGAACATCTTGGTGAAGCCGGGCACGATCTTCTCGAACTCGTCGAGCAGCTTGATCTTGTCGCCGACGAAGATGATCGCAGGCTCGGGCTTCCAGTTCACGTCCTTGGCCGGGCGCGGGATAGCCGGGCCGTCGCCGCTGATTGCGCCGAGGTGGTCGCCGTCGATCAGCTTTTCGAGCAGGTAGCGGGCCTCGCCTTCCTGCGTGTCATCGACCAGTAGCGCGCCCTTGCCGTTGCTGATCTGCGTGTTGCGCATGGAGTTGCCCATGAGGCTTTTGCCGCTCTTGGCAGGGCCGGTGATGTGGATGATCGGCATGGTGCTCTCCTACAGGGTGAAGACGCCCGAGGCGTTCCATGTGACGGTGATGTTGCCGGAGTTCGGCGTGACCGGCAGGCCGGTGACACTGGTGTCGATGTAGGCCACGAGCCGCCATGTGGTGTTCGCGCCCGAGTTTTTGCGGCCAATGACCAGCGCCTCGACCGAGTTGCCCGAGACGGCGGTGTAAGTCAGGTCCGAGCCGTCGAAGGTGCCGGAAGTAACGGTCGGGCCGGTCAACCGCTGTTCGGTTCCGACTGTTCCGGTCAGGCTTGAGACAAACTGGTGGGCCGACGAATAGGTGTAGGTGCCGGTGTCGATCAGCCAGCAGTATGGCCCGTCGGTGGCGGTGTCGTTGTCGAGATCGGCGTTGGTGTCGCCTGCCAACAGCGATTGTTTCCACGGCGGGTAGAGTGCGTTTGCCATCAGCCTGTGATCCTTATCCAGCCGGTGAGAGCGCTGCCGTCCAGTGTCAGCGGCCCATCGACGTTGCCGAAGTCTGTAGTCTCGGTGACGCGCCCGATCAATGGGCTGGTCGCGGCAGTCCCCGTCCACTTGGCGAGCACCACGGTCCTGCCGTTGGTGAAGCCAGCGGCGTTCTGCGCGATCACCGGATCGTCGAATGCCCACGCGGGATCGTCGCCGACGAGGATCAGCGTCTTGTTGGCCACCGCCACGCCAGAGGTGCCGGGTGCACCGGTTCCGGTCACATGGTTGGTCAGGTCATCCACGAAGTCGTGGGCGGCGCTGTAGACGTAGGCGCTGGTCAGGATGAAGTAGCGGATGTCGTCGCCATCATAGTCCACGGTGGCCGTTCCGTTGTTCTGGCGCAGCTTGTGCTGCGGATAGACGGCGAACGTGCCCATTACTCACCACGCGCCTTGAGCGCCTTGTCCTGCAAGCGCCAGTATTCGAGGTTCTTCCTCAATTCGCGCTCGCGCAGCTTACCCTTCTGGTTCTGCTCGATGGCCTTGGTGAAGCGCCGAATGTTCTTGTTCACCCGCTCGCGGTCAACCGACGGCTCGCGGTTGCTGACTATCGAGGGTTCATTCTCTTCGCTACGAGGGATAAACTGGAACAGCGGCTCAGGGCCGATCAGGTCGGCCTCCCACAGCTTACGGGCCATGCGATACATGATCGTCACCAACGTCAGGCACATGATGGCCACGCCGACAATGATCCAGTTGGTCGCGTCCATCAGCCTGCCTCCTGCTGCTCGCGCTTATCAGCGATTTGCCCCGCTTTGGAAAGCAGGAATGTCATCAGTCGTGCCATTTCGATGATCGACATTTCCTCGGTCATCTTCTCGCCCTCGGCATCGGCGTGCTTGATGAGCGTTGCCTCGCCGTATTTCTTTGGGCGAAGCCGTGCGGCCTGCCACTGTCTTGCCTTGATCCGAAGGGATGAGCGTTGGATGTGTTCACCGTTGACGCGCCAGCCGATGAGGTTTCCATCCTTGTCATGCCCCGTCGAGATATAGGTGCCCTCATTCCTACCACCGGGATTGACGATGAACTTTGTATTCC